CCTCTGCATCTGGAACTCAGCATTGTAAAGAAGTTCCATCTCCCGAAGGACACCAGAGATAGCTTCATCAATCGGTGTATGTTCCGCAATACTAGAGCCAGCGTATGAGACTCCTGTACCTTGAGAGAACCCAGCCAAGCCCTGAGTGAACTGCTCCACATTACCACCGAAAGCCCTGCCTAGGGTCATCTCGTTATCCGGTATCATGCGGATCAAATCAATAGGCACACCAATAGGAGCCGCTGCCATATCGACAACGCCTCTACCTATCTTTTCAAGACTGTCCAGGAATCCCACCTTCACGGTCCTTTCGTTCAAGTGGTGTCATAGGCATCTGCTCAGGCGGTACTTCCAGATTAGCTCTTAGCCTCTGAGCCAGGATCTTGGTCTGTGTAGTGGCATTAGGTAGTGAAGCCAGCTTTGCTAGTACAGGATAGAAACCTGCGGTCTCTCTAGCAGCCACCTTATCACCCATGGCATCTGGCGATTGCATCAACCCCTCAGGTCCAGCACCAGGTCCAGCAGCGGATCCAGCAGAGATGGGTTCACCAGGTCTAGTAGTGCCATCTTTTAGGTTACCCTCACCAGGAGTGAGGCTATCAAGAGGAATCTGAGACAGAGCCCTTCTAACACCACCAGCCTGCCCATGGGGTACACTAGTTTGTGGTCCTGGTAGAGCAGTACCGGGAGTTCCAGGTAGTTGACTCAGGTCAGACCTGTTAGGTCCCTGAGAAAAAGGCAAAGCTGCAGGTCGTGGGATGCCATCTGGAACCTTGGCACCGCCCCTACCAGTCACTTCCCTAGAACCTTATTGAGACCAGACTTACTGGTCTGTGGTGAGGGGACCCCACCTGTGCTGGGATCTGCGGTGCCTTCATTCTTAACGGTCTTGACATTGCCACCGTCACCGCCTGAATGACGACTACCTCCCTCTTCCTTAGTACCCTTGCCGCCATGTCGAATAGCCATTACTAACCTCTCCCTTGTGATAGAGCCATGATCTGTGCTGGAGATGGGGTCTGTGGAGACTGTGCTTGCTGAGGTTGTGGCGGACCCCCAGGCTGAGTACCCGGCGGGGCCGGAGGTTGACCCGGTTCACCTTCACCTGGAAGGCCCGCCAACTCAGGTTGCGGAGGCTGGGGGAATGGGTTATTTGCAATCCATTCATATGGTTCTTCACCATTGCCTACTGCTTCTCTCCACAAAGACATATGGTTGATAAGCTCAGCCGGAGCAGAATTAGCCACCATCTCAAAAATGATCTTCTCCAACCTGTCCATGAGAACCTTACGGCGAGTCTCACTAACCGACTGAATCCATGGCACAGTCTCCATTACTGAAGCCTCATCAATGAAGCCCTGGGCCGCTAGCTGCATCAACTCGGTGAAACCATCAAGACCCCCTACTCCAACCCCGAAGTCAACCACTACATTACGATAGCCTCTGATATCCTTACCAGGCTTATAGGTCTCTTGGAAGGTCTCACCCTTGGTCTTGCCGGTGACTTCCTTTTCCACAGAAGGGTACATCTTCTCATCAATGGCTAGAGCACATGCCTTGACGAACTCGATATCAGGCTTCATGATATCCCAGTAGTCCATGACCACTGTCTTGACATCCTGATTGAGTGCGTCTACCGCTCGGCCTGTAACGATGGAGCCTGGAGCTTCACCCTGTAGGGACTCGGTATCGTGGTTCATGACTCGGATGAGCTTGTCCAGAACCTCGAGGTCACGCTCAGCCTGAATCTCACCAGGCGGGGCTAGGAACTCTGCTCCACCTTCACGATCCAAAATAGTGATAGTGCGGTTCTGTTGGTCAATATCGTTAAGACCCTTGACTACCAACCAGGGCCATACAACATTGGCGTTGTAGGTGAGTTTCTGGTTGAGGATCCTCATGTACGCAAGTACCAGACCGATGTTCTGTTCAAACTGTGACTGGCCACCTAGCTGCTCAGGCACATACATAGAGGTGAATCTTATGGGTACAACTTCTAGTGGGTTAGGGGCCTCGATGATCTTCTCATCGTTGACCATTACGATCCATACCTCTTTGTCCATGTAGGTAACTACAGAGTTTGGAGTATTGATAGAGGAGTTATCTACCTTACGCCTAGCTGCATCACCATACATATCAATGGCGGCAGAAGCTGTCATGGTCTCATTGATGATGGCTGAGTTGATAGACATGGCGTGCATACTGGGCTCACTCATGAAGCCATAAGCACTAGAGGAGATTGGGATGCTACCGGCACCCGGCTCAACTAGTACGGATCTAGGATCCTTCACGAAGTATCGAGGGCCTTTAAGAACCGGGTCAGGCATCACGCCGAAGCTAGCTGCACCCAGACCCACAAGATACCAGGCATACCACTTCATCATTGAGGAGATACCAGACTGGTTATCATACTGAACCAGAATCTTCTCTACCTTGTCTGCACGGTTCTGGGTAATACGCTTCAAGCTGCTAGGAGGTACATGGTTAGAAGGGATCTTACCTACCATCTTGGCATAGCGATCCCAGCCCAGCTTGACCCAGTTCGCTACCTTAGGCTGCTCACCTCTACGAAACTCTGTGGGCCACAACTGCTGATAGTTACCATGGTACACACTAAGCAAGGTATCCCACCGAGAATGAGCCTCACGCCAATAGGTTTCTAAGCCTTGTCGTTTATCGAGGATTTCAAGCTCAGTTGGCACTACGGGCTCCTATCTTGCATGGTCAACATACCACCACCATCATCTGTTCCACCTATGATCGTAACTCCCATTACCTGAGCTAGGTTGCTCACAGGTACAAGAACAATGTAGGCGGTGTCTCCTTGAACTACAGGATCGAACACGGCTACCATTTGCTGTTCCAGTCCTGGGCTCACGAATTGCTCCGGTATAGACAGGTCTACGATGGGATCGTACACTACAGCGGTCTGATTTACAAGGTCCACAGCTATTGAGTACAAGCCTGCTACCTCTGGATCGAAGGCGGTTGCGCTTGAGTCTACCATAGCGGGGGATATGGTGACTTCCCCTAAGGCAAGAGAGGGGTTAAGCGCAACCGCCAAACTCTGGAGTATGGAAAGGTATACGGAGTAACTATAAGTGAGGCTTGGATTGAATGCCTGAACTATCTGTGCAACTAGTGCCAGGGTAACTGTCTGTGCGGCATTGGTAACAGTAAACGCCACGCTATCAGCAGCGGTGATATGCCCAGCAGCATCCGTTGCCCGGGTATACATAGTGTGAGCTCCATTAGACAAGGCAGTGGTAACTAGCTGGTAGTCATGCCATTCATTCACAGCATCCCAGGTCATCGTCTCCCAACCATCAGTGTCCACTTGCATCTCTACGGTCAACGATGATCTAATCGTGGCGGAGTCGAACGCAAACGCTACAACCTCATAAGTACCACTTATATCTTCAGCAGCCTCTGGTTCAATGGTATCACACATAGGTGAGGCAGGATCACCGAACCTGAATACATCGTAACCATGATCGCTGATTCTGGGCTCACCTACCCAGAACTTATGGGCAACAGCAGGTGCACCCTTGCCTGGTGTTCCAAGGTCTATACGAGTGATGGTCTCCGCATTGAATGATTGAGAAGAGGCTATTACTACATCGTATGGCACGGATGAGTCTGGGTCATCGTATACCGCTATTGTCATACGCCCACGACTCGATCCACCCGCTCTAACATTGAGGCGCAAGATGTAGTCCGTATCAACGGCAAGAGCTACAGTACCAGTAGCAACTACGGCACCTGCCGAGTTTGAGAGTGTGAGGTACTTAGTAGTAGGTGTGTACCCAACGAACATGACATTCCCAGCCGAGTAGCGCAGCCTGAAGATACGGGGTGTAGATGACCCGGTGTCGAATGACTCCCATCGCCATGGCACATCGACATAGGCAAAGCGGGATGAGATGTTGTATTGGAGTTGAACATCACCGGCTGCGGCAGCAATATCAAAGCGAGCAGCGACGGTACCCCACAGAGGTTGAGCTGTATCAGCCTTTATGGTGCTAGTCGTTGTAATCCTCACTACATCCGCTTCAACCTGAGCAGCAAGAATCGAGGCCTCGTCAACCAGTGCTGAGAAGTCCTCTATGATTTCGAGGCCACCCAACAGTCTAGCGTTGAGGCTATCGGATCTAACAGGTGATGCCCATGAGTCACCACCTAGGTACTTCTTCTGGCCATCTGAGGAATACCCTGCATAGTCGCCATATGCAGGCGATGTGAAAGTGGAATCAAAGTCGTAGCGTTGAGGCTGGGGTTCATAAATCTGCATCGGGTGGTCAAGGATTGACTGTTCCCCGGCCCGGACATAATCTTCTATACCAGCCTGATTTTCCAGCGCCCACTTCACGGCACCCTTGTTCTGTGCCCACAGTCTGCCGCCATGCTCCTGTGAGCGGAGGAGGTTCCAATAGAGATTGGCTGAGATTGTCTCGAATGTGGTGCCCTCATCATAGAAGGCATTGTACGCTGTGACCATACCAGCAAGACGATCACCATACAAGTCGAAAGCACCAGATCCATCCCAAGCCGTGTCACCTTCACAGAGGTCTTGTGCATAGGTATGATCCCCAAACAGCCCGCCGAACTGGGATGAGACAGCAAGGTGTGAT